CCCCACGAATAAGACAGTTTGGTCAATCGCTGATCAAGAGACAAATTAATGTTCGGATTCTGCATATCATTTAAAACAACATTTTGATTGCAAATAGTAATAACCCTGATCCCATCCGGATAAATAAATTGTTCTTCTATTATCGGAATTTCTTCTCCTGTTTCAATATTTATATTCGTAGCAACGACTACATCCTTAGTAGAATAATCTTTTATCCAGAGCTCAAGAACCAATGCTTCGCCTGCATCTCCTTCTCTTGTAAGAAAATCAGTAGATTTTTTTTGTTCCTTTACAACACCTGACTCACGACCTACAAGTGTTTGATTCGGCCTAACCTCTTCTCTGTCTTCCTGTCCTAATATCGTCCTAACGTCATCAGCTGTAACTCCAGTTACATTAAAAGTATTCTCAATATTATCTATACTCATTGGGTATGCATGAATAATATACGGCATTTCCTGACAATCTGAATAATATCCTGGTGCAGGGAAATATGAATATCCATCTACAATAACAGGCAGATACTCTTTTTTAGAACTGTTCCACACTGCTTTTTCTATAGCGATACCATATATTTCTGAATTTATAGCGGATTTGCATAACAGCCCCTGTTGCTCGGTTTCATTCCACCATTTTTTTATTTTTAATGATAAAACTTGATCTGCACTATCCTTGTATCCATCGAGATCTATAACCTCAGCCACAGGATTTTTTGCGGTAATATTAGCGACTGTTCTCTGAATATTGGCAAAATTGAGATTAACAGAAATCCTATCTTTATTTTGCCTTCTCTTCTCTCCCCAGTGATTCCCCCTGAACATCTTATAATTTTCTTTTGCCCTGTCCATCCAGCCTAACCGTTCTTTCTCAGCGTAAGAATCCTCAAACAGGCTATACACCCATTCCCCCAATTTATCATAATCAGCAGGGGGAGGATTAGACAAAGTATATTCAGTTTTATCTTGAGAAGTTCTCTCCATTTTATTTTACTCTCTTCATTATCTTTCTACTCATTTTGTTTTTAACCGGGAGTCCTTGTTTACCAGCCCTTTTGATTTTAAAAACTTCTTTTTTTAACTTAGGCTTGGAGCTTACTGATATTAAGGGCTTCGAAGTTTTCAACTTTCCATTTGGACAAAGAGACGCTCCGCAATCAGGACACTCCAAACAACCATACCCTGCTGTTGCATCTGCCGGTATCTGTTCCCACCCATAAGAAATATATTTGTCTTTTAATGTCAACATTGAGGGATTCACTACCTTTTCTGCATCAAACAATTGTGTAGTCTGATGAAAAGATTGACCACACCCTGGGCAAATGACATCAAAAATCGGTTTCATTTATTCTGCTCCTACTTCGACCGCTTGGCCTGCTAATCTCGATGCAAACTGATCAACAAACTTGTCATTCATTTTCTGCGTTGACGCTGACATTTGTGCAGAAGAAGGTTCGGTGTTGAGAGTATTAAGCTCATCATCAATATTGAAAGCTTCCCCCTTCTGCTGTCCTGCGAACAAAGCATCATACGGCTCTCGCTTTGTCCTATACACAAGCCATCCGCCCAATAATACGCCCGATAACGTTGATATCCATCCCAAAACAAAAAATAAACAAGTTCCCATATTTTATCCTATGTTAAAAGCTTCACCCTGAGTTATATCTTCTTCCCAGGGTTTCTCGTTTTGTAACGAATGTACCATCCCGCCAAGCAGTCCTATTGTCGGGAAATCTTGTACTTTTCCCCGCTCTGCATCTGTCCTGTCAAATCCCTGCAAATGGCTAATAATCACGCCATTCTTATTTATATTCAAAGTTTTTGTTAATAAAGAATTAGAAATTTGTCTCGTATATAAAGGGAACGCATCCCTATTTCTTAAATCGACCATATCCTTGACATACAACCCTTGTTCTGTTCCTAATTTTTGTTCCAACACTGCACTTGCTTTAATAATCAACGTTTGGAATTTCTCCTGATCTCCATACCAATTTGGTAAAATCCTGGAATCCAACCAAAAACCCCACTTACTGCGCATTTCGATACATTTCTCAATAAGAACAAAAACGTCAATATCTTCATACGCGTCAAGGACGTTGAATGTTACAACCGGAACATTTTGAATGCCTAATATAATTACAACACCAGGCTCGGATGAAGTAGGATACGCAAGCCCCCCAACAATATTACAATATCTTTGCCCTGTTTCGGTATGCAAAAACACAGCTGGTTTCAATACAAATTCATGCCCTGTCACCTTCGCGAAGTCGTGCCTCGCCTGTTCAGTGTCTTGTACAAATTCATCAGCTTCAATTTTAATAGCTGATTTCATCTAAAAAAGTCCCTCGAAAAATCCTGCATGTTCTGACTCTGTAGCGTATCGTAGTGCATCAATAGAATGGTTGAACTTGTCTTGTGGAATGGGCAAAGAGTTCCCATTTTTATCCTTCTTCCATTGATAAACAGTAAACTCGTTGATCACATCTTGCAATGATGAATCTATAATGATTTCATTCTCTTGTAACCATTTGATACCATTCAGGATAGAATCTTTTCCTTTTTTTACTGCCCTTGCATCTATCCCCATGATCTGCAACTCTGCTATACTTTTAGGCTCTGCACTATCACAAAAGATTACTTCCCTGCCAATGTCTTCCTTTAGCTTTGCTGCAATCTCAGGATTTGTGAGCCCCTTTATCTGCCATCCCTTAAAAATATGTATTTCTTTCTTTTTCTTGTTGTAATTCAAGCGGATAAAGGCATTAGGGTCATTCGAGTACCCAAAATCCAACCCATTTCTAATATGGTCAAACTTCTTGATTTTGTCTGTCAGTTCCTCAACTCTCCAATTTCTAAAAATTGCATCGCCCAAGACTCCCCAATTGCCAAGTGTGTAAACCTCACGCCAGTAAGGATCTTGCTCATTTTCGAGCTCCGCATGGTCATCATCATCGAGAAATCTATTGTCAATATGAGTTGTTTTTAAAATCAACAAATTTTTATCTTTAAAAACAGTTTGGTCGTCTTGCCATGCGACCGGTGTGAAAAACTCTTTTACAACCCAATGCGTCTTAAAGATCGGGTTAAAGGTCAAAATAATTCTCTTTTTAATCCGTTTGCCTGCATATGAAGCGATGCCCCGCAGCCTTTTCCTGAGCTGCTTAACATCTTCCCTTGATATTTCTGTTGCTTCCTCAATCCAAACATCCGTAATCACTCCCAATTTTGGCGTGATTGATTTCACCTTTTCAACGTCATCAAGCCCTGAAAACAGAATTTGATACCCATTTTTGCAAGTAATGTGTCCTTGAGAGGGAACAATTTTAAAAAGGGATTGCACTTTAAATTTTGTGATCGCCTTTGAAAGCTCATTAAACACTGATTTTGTTAGAGAATTCCCCATTTTCCGACAACATAAATAATTATGCCCGCCTCGCATAATATCCTCAATCACACGAGCTGCAACAAAGTTAGATTTCCCCGAGCTGCTTCCACCATAAAAAATTTCAGTCGGTTTGGGCGCATCTATATAAGGAAGGTAGATACTATTGTACATATCATCATTAATCGTGACCTCGTAATCATATTTTTTTATGCCCGGCCTACTCATCCTCTCCCTCTGCTGAGTGCTTCACCGCTATTTTAACTGTGCTTTTCATCGTGATGTCTTGTTCTGTTTTGTCTCTCCATCCAAAATTTTTAAGAGCAAAAATTGCCCCTGCTACGTTGTGCCCGTAAAGTTTTTTTTCCGCAAAATTCTCAACTTTTGTTTTTGCTTCTTTTATTGTGTTCGCGTAATCTTTTCGCTCCTCATATGTGATAAGCCCCAGCCTGGTTGTGTTTAGAGCTAAAGCCAAACCCGTAATCGTCAAAGGAATTTCCGGTTTGCGTTTTTTTCCTTTTTTATCATAAACGCAATCATGAAAATATTTATCACATTTATCTTTCAAAATTTTGACAGTTTTAAATTTTAAGGGTGCTCCTCTTCTTCCGGCCATTTTTTACCTCTCCAAACAATAATATAAAAAATCTCTTATTATCCTTACTCCAAAAAAAAATAAAAAGCAACTTATTTATACATTTTATGTACAGACATCTATACATCCTATGTACAATACTCTTCTTCAAAGCTTTTGTTCATTTTTATTTAATAATTTATTAATTTTTATTTAATAAAACACATAACAATTTCAACAACTTATAAAATAGTTTATATTTTCTTGAAAAAATCAAGAAAAAGTCTTGACAATAAAGAATATAGATGATATATTGTATTTAAAGAATGAGAGAGACAGAAAAAATCGAAAGAAGACTGGCGGGGGACGCTAAGCGAACTCGCAGCCAGACACAAAAAGATTATTTCAGTTTAAACAGAAAAATAACTTAAAAACAAAACAAGGAGACAGAAAAATGAAAATCACAAAGCAGACAGCAGATGAAGAAGTAAGAATAATATCAAAATCTCAGTTAATAACTGAAATCGGGGAAGAAAATTTTGAGATCATATTAGACAACCTTGAAAACATGTCAAGACAGACATACTCTTCCGATGATGTAAGATACGTCATCGGAGACTAAACTATTTACCGCCCGGTTCCGGCCGGTCGCAACAAAATAAAGGAGACAAAAAAATGAAAATCACGACAGGAAGAATCGTAAACAAAGATGGAGACAAATGCTTTAAAGTGTTGAAAATTGAAGGGTTCAAGGTAAGAGAAGACCTGCCAAAAAGTTTTTTTAAAGCAGAGAGCTTTTATTCCGAATTCAGTACAATAGTTCTTCATCAAAGGAAAAAAGGATGTTACGGATCTTTTTCCGAAGGAGACGAATTTTTACAAGAAGTTTGGGAGAAAATGTTAACTCATTTGATAACAGCTGGGAGCCGGCTCCTTAAAATCGAAACAGAAATAGAAAAGGTCTCCTTGAAATGGAAGGGACAGGAGACCCATTATTTTTAAACGCCCCAACCACCATCGCCCGACTCCGGCCGGGCATAATAAAGTAAAAAAGGAGAAAAAAATGATAATCCGCTGGCTCGGTGCATATCGGAAAAACAGAGAACTGTACTCTGCGCTCTGTTTTGAGATTGAGCAAAGTCAGCGAAAACACGTTGCGGCTGAAAGACTGCAACATGGGCAGAGTTTCATCAAGCATGCCAAAATCGGCCTGCTTGTAAAGAATTCTGCTGTCGTCAGAAAATATAAAAATGACGTATTTTCTGAATATTGCAAAAACGGGACGCTCAAGAAAACAAGGCGTCCTGACCAGGCAGGAACAGAGCATACAGAAGTGTTCTGCCGGCCTGAATATTTGGGCGTAGTTTTGAAAAGTACAAAAATTTCTCAATCAGCCTTGCGAGCTGTTGAACGTTTTTGTACAGAATATTCCTGCCCTCTATTTTTTCTAAATAAATCAACAAGGAGGTGCGAACGCATCAAAATAAAAATTTAAGGCGAATCTAAAAAATTAGATAGCCTGGACTTGCCTAACCCTGCGGCAAAAATAAAATATTGCAGGGCGCGCTGGTACGGAAGCGCAATTGGAAACGCGAGAGGCCGTAAGCGCCACCGGCAGGCGGGTAATACAGAACTCCGGCAGG